ACCTTGTTTTCGTCAAGTTCGACTGACTCGTATGTCAGTTTTAAGATCGCGTAGTTTGCGCTACCTGTCGGACTGTAGAGTCCATGCTTCTTAAGAAGGTCTCGTATTTCTTTACCCTCTTCTGTTTTGAAGGTAGCACTAACGATTCCTTGGATTCTACTCGCTTCGGTCTTTACAATCTTTTCTGCCTTGGGGGAATCGCTCGTCATGCGGTTCGAAATCATCGTCAACGACATAGCAACATCTTCGAAGTTTTTACCCTTCTTTTTCATGAAGTCTCTATATGCTGATCTGATCTTATTAACATTTGTTGCAGACGCTTCATCGAGTGACTCACGCATTTCTGCTTTCCAATCTTCTCTCTGACGCATATCCTTTGAACGCTTCTGCATCATAGCAGATAATTTCTCAATTGACTTACGATCGCCGCCGCTAACATCACCCGCAGTGTTTACTGGTACTGCGGTGAACTCTTGCCCTGACGTTTCTTTTTTAAGACCGCCCATTGCGTTACCGTACATCTTCTTCTTCAGGTCACGATACCTTGTTGAAGAATCTTTGCTCTTACCGTCTTTTCTCTTGTCGGCATCAATCTCTGCCTGTGTAGGTTTGCTATATGCTTCAACTGGATGACCCATCTTACGCAACTCGTCCTTGCTGTATGTCGGCACAGGTTTGCTGAAGAAATCCTTCGCCTTCTGAATCTTGCGCTTACGCTCATCTGAACCCAAACCGTGTTTCGCTGCGCTCCGGTCTAACTTATCTTGTGCCGACATTTTAACTTCCTCTTGATGCGCCGCGAAATACCTTTGATTGTGCGCGGTTAGTGTTAATCATTTTTAAGTTCGCGGATCCGGAACCATTTAAATTTAATTTGTTGTCTTGTAAACCAGTAGACTGCTGTAACTTTTCTTTCTTTGCCTGAGACATTTTCTTGTTACGCGGTTTCTTAGTTTTACTCATTATTATTTTTCCTCTGGCAGGGGTGCTCTCTTATTCAAAGATTGACCCTTTGCGAGTCGTCTCTTCTGCTGAAACTTCTGTGCTTGACCCACTGCGACATCGCCGCCAACACCTTTCTTCGCTGCCTTGGATGATGCCTTTTTCAAATCGCTCATAGAATTCTTTTTTCTATAAGAAGGTTCGTGAGCGTCGCGATCCTTATTAACATAATCTGTCGCTACGCTTTCAGTTCTAAGTTCAAAAAATGTTTTCATGCTAGATCCTTATCGTGGTTCAAACCACCTTTCTTTTTCTTGACGATAAACGCATTCACTCGGGCGTGACCCCATTGCTGCGGCGTAGTTCCTGGGCGATGACCCGTCTTCCATGCAGCGACGCCACGGTTGTATACTTTTTTNNNTTCCATGCAGCAACACCACGGTTGTATACTTTTTTGAGTGTCGCTTTAGAGATTCCAGACTTTGCTGCCTTATCTGCCAACGCATCTTCATCCAGAACAAATTGTTTAAATTTCATTTCCCTTTCCTTTATGTTTCTCGTATCCGCGTTTGTCGTCTTTCTTACGGTCGCGGTGAGTCGCCGGTTTATTATATTTATTCAGGTTCTTTGCAACAGGATCTGTTCTGCCTTCGTTTGGATTCGTTTCTCTGTTCTTCTTTCGAACATTAAGGGTTCGAGCACGATCCATCATTCTATCATGCTTGACTTTATCTACTTCCTTTTCACGCTCAATCTTTTTCTTTGCGCGGTCAATAGCATTCTCGCCAAACATGTTCTTATATGCGGTAGTATATTTCGAAGGTCTTGTCTTAGCAGTTTTGTCTCCGGCAGCAGGTTTATATGCAGCAGGATTACTATCGCTCATCTTAGACTGCTTCTTGAACTGGCGGTCGCGAGCGATCTTCTGCGCCTTGGATAGACCGGAGTGATACGCCGCTGGTTGTGTACCCTTGCGGTCTTTGATATCCGGATCTTGACGTGCGCCCTCAGTTTGTCCTGGAGTCACTTTCTTAGCGTATGCTGTAGAAGCGTCCGTACCCCATTCGTGTTTCTGCGGTGAGTATTCTTCACGCTGATAAGATGGATAGTTAAGGAGATGACTCGGCATCTGACCTTTCTTCACCATATCCCTAAATGCTTTGTCTAGGGATCGAACATCAATGCCGGTCATCTGGGAAGTTTTTCTCAGGTTTTGGACGGCATTCTTTGGATTCTTTTTTCGAAGATCAAGGAAGATACGGATCGCTTGTTTGTATTTCTTAGTGCCGGTGATTCGGTCTATGAAGTTTGCGATATCTGTTTGCGTATCTTCTTCAACGGTTTGCTGAGTCTTTTCAACCTGATCTAACCATTGACGCGAGACCCTTCCCTCATCTAGAGCAACAATTACATAGTTCGCTCCAAGACGATGGACATGCCCTTCTTTCATTGTTGATTTGATAACAACACGGTCGCCTTCTTCGAATAAACCGCCTTCTACATATTTCTCTCGAAGGTCAGATACTTTCTTTAATTCAACATGATTCTTGAACCGAGAGGATTCTTTGAGACCCATTCCTCGACGAACATCATTGAATAGTTTTTTGACGTCAGGGTTCGACATAGAATTTGGTATGCCCTGAGAAAATGCAGTAAAATTATTTTCCTTCGCGTTTTCGCGCTGTTTCGATGCAGACATACCTTCTACGCCCGATGAATCAGGATCACGCGCACCCGCCGAAACAACTGTAATACGCTCGAAGTTGTAGAAACCATGCCGTGCCTTGGTTCCGTTATACTTCGCTAACAGCGTCTCGAACTCTGTTACACGATCAGAACCGACCACCATGGTGATTCGATTGAAACCTTGATCGTATAGACTTGTCGCTACTTCAAAGACGTTACTTAGTTTTTTGTCAAGGATAACGCTACGGGAGTGCTTTGGAAACATCTTGCGCGTATGCTTTACCTTGCTGTCATAAGACAACGGGTTCTTTCTAGCATCTTGAGATTGGGAGAGGTAAACCTTGTATGGGTTCTTGCCCGACTTGGTAGAAAGTGCATTCATCACTTTACCATGACCGATAGTCGGAGGATTCATTCTACCGAATGTAAAGAATACTTCGCGTTCTTCTTCGACGAGGTATTGTTTGAATGAAGGTGCTTCGAATGTCATAACATAATTCCTACTTCGCGGACTTACGATCGCGCTCGCGCTTTCTTATTTGAGGGATCATCTTACGAGCAAGTTTATCGACTTTACCCTTCATCTTATTTATGCGGTCTTCGATTGATGCTCGGCGCTGAGGCGTCATTTCTGACCTGTCCTTCTTGGCGAACTTTTTGAATAAGGTGTTTCTTGCTGCTTTGCGTGCGCGCTTCATGATAACGTCTTGGGTTGCTGTCTTTTGCATTGCGCGTCGACGACCCATCTTTATTTTTGCTTTATTTTTAATCATCGCTCGGCCGAGCGCTCGGCGCGCCGCGAAACTTAATGCTTCGTCCGTCGCGTCTTCTCCAATACGACCGCGTTTGCGCTTCATCGCATTATAACTAATCTGATCAGGCATTTCTGGCGTATAGTCTACTGCCAAGAAATCCTTGAATGAAAGCGGATTTGCCACTTCACTATCTCCTCGTTGGTTTCTGCCATCCCTTCAAAATATCGGGCGAAAAGTTGTTGTATGAAAATTCCATACGGTCAACAAGTTTCACCGCGTCACCACCAAGCGTATCAATTGCTACATAACCCTCTTGACCTGTAACCTTATAACCATTAGCAGACTTAACAAAAGTTTTATATTTTCCAACGCTATTAAGTTTATTTATAAGTTTTAATTTCGCTAAGACGATCAACTTCTGCAACTCGAACATTTTGATCAAACTCGCCTTATTTTCGGTAGAAAAGAATGAGAGTAGTTCATCAAGTTTTCTTTGCTGTGCCGTTTTTCCTTTCGTTGTTTTTCTAGCATCTATCTCTTTTTGATACTTTGCTTTAATCCATCGAATGAGTTTAGTGGTATGTAAACGTGTATTGGTGATCACCGTACCTGCTCGGACATATGTGTTATTAAATTGTTCGATATGCTGTGCCAACGTTTGATTATTTTCTAGTTGACTTAACGTTGAAGATGATATAGAATTAAACATAGTGCCAGCGGAAGAGAGGATACTAGTTACTTCTTCGGTCTCTGCGCTCGTCATTGTAGCACCTCGAGCATCACGTAACATAGCATCCTGAGACCAAACATTCTTAGATTTATTTAGACCTGCCACATTAACACCATACGATGCTTTCATCGTTTCGAAAGAAGAACCGGTATAAGTAGTATGCCAAACAATACCAATCTTTGCTTTCTTTACCTCAGATGCCTGAGCAGTCGGTATCGCATAAGCAATAGTGTTTGGGTGAAAGACTACATAATCCTGACCATCAATGCTTTTATTCTCGAGGTCTGATCGACTGAATAAAAAGTCACCTTGGATAACTCCCTTAATTCCCAACGCAGGTAGATACTGCAGCGCATCTTTTAATTTCGCAGAGAGATCTCCCGAAGTGTCCGCATCAACGTCCGCAGCAGTCTTATAAACCTTCGGATTCACATTGAAGATACCTTTCTTTGCAACAAAGAACTCACCGTCCCTTGGATCAGTACCCGCAAAGATTGCAGGAGCACCATCCCACTTAACTGATACCGAACCTTCCTTTTTACCGGCAAGGGTATCACGTAGCGAGCGGAGAGCGTTGATTGCTTCGCGCGTACCTCTGACCCCACCATATAGGACTTTGTCCTCGATGTGAGTCATATGAGTATTCTTTTGTTCGGTAATAAATTCTGCGAAATTTTTCATTAATTATCAACCAATAATATGTCGAATGTACAGGTGTATCTGCCGTTATTAGAGAGAGTGTGCATGCGTGCATCTATGTCGGTTTTCTCTGGGAATGCTTGAGCGACCGGATACTCTAACTGATATGGTCCGCCAACACCGTTGACTTCACAGATGTGTTTAACCACAAAGGCGCCAGTTCCGCCTTCCCGAGCATACAGTTTGAAACTTCCGGTTGCTGTGCCCTGCGCGGTAACATCTAACCTCTGCAAGTATCCTGTCTTGCCAGCAGGGATAGTGTATACTGACATCATTGTCTGTCCAATTTCTTCGAGAATCTTAGCGACAGTCGTTGATCCTGCTTGAATCAGTATGCGCTTGCTGTTTGCAGTTACCCCTGAGTCTTGAAAGATCGCACGAAACACGCGCTTGAATGTACCGACTGTGGTTGCGGCACTACCAGATATTGTCACGGTTTCGGTCAACAAATTATAGTTGGTGTCGAGACCCTGAATTTCTACTGTGTCTCCAGACAACGCAGTGCTTGTGTTGTTTTCGTTATTTGGTTCCACAACCTTAATCGTGAGGATGCTTCCGGCGTCGATCGCTATCCACGGATATATAGTGTCGTTCTCATCCCATATTGTTCCGTTCGTGTCCTGACTCATAGCAGGTACAGCACCGAACTTATGTATCTGTCCATATCCAGCAGGAAGTATAGGAGCAGTGATAGCAGAGACAACCCATGGAGTCGTACCTTGAGTCACCTCAACAGTGCCGCCCGTAATATCAACATGAAGCGGATCACCCGAATCGTTCTTGACTTCTACTTCTCCAGGAATCGTGACCGGTCCAGTAATATTGATTGATTGACCGCCGATTGAAACGGGTAGTGGGTTATCGCTATCTACAACAGTTCCGTTCTCATCTGCAATCATTACGACTTCATAGACGTCATTATTATTGCCGAGTAGTTTACTCCTTGATTTTAGATATTGCGCCATTTCGCATCCTCCTATAGTTCTTTGTTCTATTTATTAGTATAATTTGATGAAGTAACTGGACTGATCGGTGTTAGATTCAGCATACCGAAACATCTTAGTTGCTAGTTGATTTCTCTGTGCGATTGTGCCTGATAGAATTACGTCTAAGAATTCTAAGCAAATCATTTTACTATTCTTGAAATTATATTCCTTTAGTTTCGGAATTTCAGAAAGTTTCTTAATGAAGTCACCTTCCGACATGAGCGGTTGCATCGGCAACGATTTTGAATTATACTTCTTGTAAAGATTGTACATTCTTTTCTGAGAATCACCGTTCGATTCTCCTCTTTTGAAAGCAGCAAGATAACCTGCTTCATTGCCGTATTCGCCGTATATACCTTTGCCGAATATTTCGTTACAATAGAAGTCGACGTTACCACCACCAATTCGACCGCCAGCAGCAGACGCGCCTTTAATCTCGCCCTGCCATGAAGTCGTACCGCCAAAGGTGCGGAACTGGACTTCCTTAGTGGCAATTTTAATGTATATGTCTTGAGACTTAAAGAAGTCTCCGGTCTTACCATATGACCACGTTCCAAAAGTATATTCTGCAACCGGTGAACCTGTGGCGTTGTATTGCTGATAATTCGCGTTTGGTGATGTAACCTTCTTTAGAGATATGCCAAGCAATTTACCTTCTTTTGCCAACTTCTCTACTTCATGGTTCAACTCTCCCCAGTTTGAAACGGATTCTTTGAGTGGATCGCCGGAGGTTGGGAATGTTGATGCCCAAATATCTCCAGGATTCCATTTATCGTGAGAGAACGATCCAGGTGCTTGCGGTGTTTCAGATTTTTTGTCAATCTTATGACAAGCAGTCTTAGCAGCATAGACTCTGTCCATGAATTTAGATCCACGGTGGAAGTAAACCGGCGAGATCATCTTTCTGCCATACTCGTCAAACAACCTGTTGGCGGTCTTAATGTAGACGTCTGTTGTCTCCCAATTCGCCGGACCATTCTTCCGACAACTCTCAATACTTTCGGTTGCATCAACGAATCTTTCTGCTTTCTTTAACTCTTCAGGTTTAACATGAGTGATTTTCTTGTTCGCTATGTTGAAGACATACGCACAGTAATAACACTGTAAAGACTCGGTGTACTTGGTATCGTCAGCACCACCGCCCGATCCACGACCACCACCAAAATCTGGGTCTTTGAATACCTTGTTGTAACTAATTTCTTTTATGACTTTTTTGTTTATGGCGTCATAGTGAGTAAACTTTCTAGTTTTTGAGTCATACGAAACACCCTTCACTTTAGGACCGTGCTCACTCGCACCGAGCGTGAAATCTTTACCATCTTTGATTTTAAGTTCGAAGATCTTATCGCGGGTTTCGCCAGCATATGGACCAGAACTGGCAATCTTTGTTCCCATGTCTTTTGATTGTAATAACGGCATGTCTAATCCTTTATTCCAAATCGAACGTGTTTATACCAAACTCTTTCATGAGCATAATACAAAAACGTCTTGGTAACAACCTCAATTCCTCCGATCGCAACACCCAGTGAAGCACTGCCGGTAACAAACCAACCGATAAGCATGGTGTCGACTGTGCCGAGAACTCTCCATGTGAATGCTTTCGCTATATGTCTGCCGTGCGTTATTTCGCTCATGATAGTCGTCCTTTTAAAAGAATAACAACTATTTATTTCTTTTCAATAATTAACCCATCCGGACCAAGTTTGTAGATCGCCTTGTTTGTTTCGAGGGTATGTCCAATAAAGGAGAGGACTTTTTCTCGTCCCCTCCCCTTCTGAGCGTCGAAGTATGCTTTCAACTGAGATAACGAACCCCAGTTCTTTTCGGTGAAGTGCTTAGAAGCCATTGGCTGGATACCTGCGTCTTTGAAGAATTAACCTCTGCTCTGCCATGGTCAGATTCAGGTGATTCATAGACTTGCGCTCCATCGTTGCTTCGGTTCCACCTTCAGCATGAGGTACAGTGTGCGACCATTCGGCATCGCTATATTCCAGAACTTCACCGTCAGCGCTCATAAAACCTTTTAACGCCAGATCGTTGTACTTCTCGTTCATTGAAGCGGATCTTGCCGAGAAGTTGACAACTCCTGTTAAATCACCCATCAGATCGAGATATTCATTCGCGAGTTTACTTTGCTTCGCTCCGTCACCAAACCCTTTCTTGACTGAAGAGATAGGCACATCCAGATCCTTGTACTTCTTGTCAAGAGTTGCATTTGCTTTCCAAAGTAGACGAGAGAACTCATCAAAGTCGATGATACGAGCACCCTGCCCAAGCAATTCAAAGTAGACCATCTGGAATGCTCCGAAGGTTACTTTACTATAACGATTATTGCGAGCAAACTTTAACGTCTTCTTCGCTGCATCTAATGCGGTCTTTACATTTGCCATTACCGTCTTACTCAACACCTCGTCTTCCTCGACAAGTGCCGAGATAACCGGATAACCAGCATCGACATTCCTTTGACCATTGAGACACTTAACTAAGAGAACAGCAACGAGTTCGTCCCACGCTCTCCTTGGATTTAAACCATTATCCGAGAAGTTTAATGGAACTCGCAAATCTTCCGTGCCACGCTTGATCTTCCAACCAAATAGTGGGTGCGCTTGGTTCTTGTACTCTTGGTATGCTTGGGTCTGCTTTCGGATGAAGGTAGCAACCTGCGAATCTTCGTTCGCCATGATCATTTCCATCTCATTTACTTCTGTAACGGTGTTGATAGTTCGGAAGATTTGAGTCGCCTCTGTCGCAGTACACTTGTAAGAGATTACGGTTTCCTCTGTGTCAAGGAAACTGTCGGCGTCAATTTCTGAGATCTTACCGTATTTCGAAACGATCTTGTTGTCGTCGAAAGAAACCAAAGCACGGCACCGGTGTCCGGCGTCTATTACAAGAAAGTCGTAATTCGGATAAAACTTCTTCGCTTCTTCGTCTTCGCGGATATCTCGAAAAACCATAGCACCTGTGAAATAACCTTCGATCATCGCATTGATGATTCCTATTGGTTTCGTTCGAGATGGGACGGGATTACGCTGACCGAGTGGATTTGGATTAAGTTTTCCGTGGCGGATTAACTTGATGATTTGACGACGCGTCATTTTAGTTACTGAGTAATTCATTTTCGAATCTCCTTTCAGGATTAATTTTTAAGTTACAGTTTTCAACTGTTTAAACATTGTACTAAAAATATTACATAATGTAAAGCTTTATTAACCGCATTTCTCCAGTTTCTCGATTTTGAGTTGGAGTGCGAGGATCTCATCATCGACACCCACTGTAAATTGTTTCATAAAGACTGCCTCGGTTCTCGTATCCATTCACTCATCATATCGTTGACGGTAAGGACACTTGACATGATTCCGGACTGCTTGTAAACCAACCGACCATACTGATCGTCGTTCAC